TAATAACACTGCCCTTTCTCCTGTGAAATTTTCCCATCTTTGTATTATTACATCTATATAATGTGGGTCTAGTTCCATCATATAACATTTTCTGTTTAATTGTTCACAAGCAATAAGTGTTGAACCACTGCCACCAAATAAATCAACAATATTATTATATTCATTGTTTTTATCAAATTTTTTAAATATTTGTGCAATAAGATTTAATGGTTTTTGTGTAGGATGAACTCTATTTATTTTTTCACTTGCCATTGTAAATTGTCTTACAACACTTCTAAAATTAGTCCAAGCAAGTTCACAATCAGTCTGGTCAGAACCACCATTGTTTTTATCCCATACAATCCAACATTCTGCACTTGGTAAACATTCAGTATAGTAATTAGCTCCCCACCACACTTGTTTTATTTCTTTAAAATAATCTTTACATAAATTAAAACTATTTATAGCGACTGTATTATCATCATCATTCATAATATCAGTTTTATACTTTTCACTTAATACTCCACTTTTGCTAACTGCATTCATTCCATAAGGCGGATCAGTAAATACCATATCAGCCTTAACGCCATTCATTAATTTTGCTACATCTTCTTCACTTGTACTATCTCCACACATTAATCTATGATTTCCTAATTGGTATATATCTCCTAATTTTGCTTTTGGTTCTTCAGGTACTTCTGGAACTTCATCTTCTATTATTTCTTGTTCTTTTTCAATTTCTAAATCTTCAAAACCGAATTGTTCCATATCTATATCTAGATTTTCTAGTTCTTCGGTAAGAATAGTAAAGTCCCAGTCTGCAAACTCACTAACTTTATTATCAGCTAATCTAAATGCTTTTATTTGTTCTTCAGTTAAATCATCTGCAACTATACAGGGAACTTCTTTTAAACCTAGTTGTTGGCTTGCCTTATAACGTGTATGTCCTGCTACTATTACATTATTTTTATCTATTACTATTGGAACTTTAAAACCAAAATCTCTTATACTATTAGCAACGTATTTTACTGCTTCATCATTTTTGCGTGGGTTATTTTTATATGGTATTAATTCAGTAAGTTTTTTATTTATTATCTCCATAATCAGACCACCTTATATTATTTCTATTAATTTTTTTTCTTCTAATTCATATGCTCTATATATATACATATCTAATTCTTTATTTTTCTCTAGATATTCTCCTAATACTAAATCTTCATACCTTTTTAATACTCTTACTTTTACCATTTCTTCTGGGTTATACTTTGATGGTTCTTTAAGTAATAACTTATCGTATATATCTTTAGGTGCTTTAAACTCAAATTTTGGTATATTATTGTAAATATCGTCTATAGGAACATCTTTTACGTTAAAGTCTATATAATAACCATTTTTACCTGTTTCTACTCCCATTTCTTTAAAACACTCCACTGGAGTAGTTATTACAGGAGTTCCTAAACATAAACTTTCTAGTACACTATAACACCAGGCTTCAGTATCACTTAATTGAACTAAATAATCTGCTTCCTTTATGTAATCTCTTATATTTAATCTAGGTTTCATATAAATTACATTAGGGTTGTCTATAGCATTTAAGTCATTTGTAAATACTAACCATATAAAAGGTATATTTGCATTAGTAAGAATATTTACTAATTTAATCATCCTGTCTTTACCTTTTTCTTTTGTTAAACGTGTAGCACTTATTAATTTTAATATTCTTTTAGGTTTATCTATTGTAATAGGGTTATAACATACTTTTGTTTCTAACCCTGATATTTTTGTATGAGTTTTTGCTACTGACTTGCTTACTGCATAATGTTCATTTATTCTTTGATCTAGATTTGGTTTTAAATTTTGTGCTTCATAATCTGCGTGTGTTATTTGTATAATGTAATCAGCTTCAAACTTGTCTAAATCACATTTGTACATTATGAATAATCTTTTACATTTAACTATGTCTTTAGGTACTTTTATAACCTTAACATATTTTCTTAATCTTGCAATTTGTTTGCTATCTCCTGCAGAATACATAACTGTTATATCGTATTTATGGTATTTTTTTGCAAGTTCATATATGTATGTTTCTATACCACCTATAACATTAAAGTGTGGAATATAGAATAAATTAGTATACATAAGTTATCCTTTTAATACTTCGAATATCTTGTTGTTTATTTCTTCACATACTTTAAATGCTTCTTCTACATTTTCATATGTATTATGTATTCCTATTTGATTAGATACATTGTATAATACTGATCCTTTAGTCTTTTTATCAGTAATAACAAACTTATCAGCTTCTATTTTTGTTATCTCATATTTAGGAACGTGTTTGATTATATCTATTGTAGTATAGTCTTTACTTTCTATTTGTCTTTTAAATTTGGCACTTTCTATTTCTTTTTTGTCTAACTCTAGTTTGTCTACTCTACATAATAGTTGAGATGTATTTAAAGGATATCTTAACCCTTTATCCTTATTAATATATTCACTTAACTTGTCAGTCTTTATATCTACGTTGCTCATAAACTCTTGTATTCTTTCTTCTATCATAATTTATTCTCCTTTGTTAAATTTGTAAAATTAGATATTATTTCTTCAGTAGATAGATATTCACTAGGAATAGCATTAGCTCTTTTTAGTTCACTCCAATACTTTCTTTCATTTTTATCTTTTATTTTTCTTAAATCTATCTTTCTAGACTTTAATATCTTATATAATGGTTCACTTTCTGGAATACTTTGAAACTTTTTCATAAAGTCAGTTATTCCTAAACCTAAAAATTCTTTAAAACTTATATTTTCATATCTAGCACAATAGAAAGCATATGCTTGGTCTAGATCACTAGGATAAGCAAAACTGAAATAAGTTTTACTTTTTCCCACTGGGAGATAATTCTCCCTTTAATGCAAATAATAAGTCATAAGCAAATTTGACACTTTCATCATCATTTAAACCTATGTCGTTAAATATCTCTAGTAAACCTTTGTTAGTGTATTTTAATGTTATTTCATTTAATATCTCACTTGCTACAATATCTAGGTAGTCTTTTTCCAAATTAGTAAGATTAGACTTATCTATTATAGTTTTATTGCCTTCGTGTCTTTCTACTTCTAAATCACTAACAGTTAAGCCATCTTTTTTTAAATCTGCCATCATTTTTATTTTTGCTTTTTGTTGAATAGAACCTAATTTTTTTAATAAGTCTATGTCTTTTTTAATATTAAACTCTTTGTCTTTATATTTAAGTGTAATATTATCATCATCAACTTTAATGAACTCATATTTCATAATATTCTCTCTCTTTCTTTATATTTTTTTTGAATAAGTAAATCTCCTTTACTATTCTTATCCCATCTATGTACTGATTCAAACTCTCTTAATAAATATTCAACTATTTCTCTTTGTTCCCTAGTAGGTTCGTGTTCTTGGTCATTTACTAACCTAAATATACGATTAATTGCTTCATATGTTCTTATATCTCTTATTTCTATTAAATGTAAGTATTGATGAGCTATAGGCATTAATAAAGCACCATTAGTGATTATTTGTTTTCCACCATCTACACGTTTTGTTAAATGGTGAAATGTCATATCTTTTCTTACTAGTCGGTAATTCATCCAGTCCATATTAGAATAGGGCTTATAAATTTTAAGCATTTCTTTTGTAATTCTTTTCATTGTTTCTCCTTATAAGCACCATAGGACAGGTGTCGAGAGTGAACTGTAAGAAACACCTATCCTATGCAACCGATAAGGTTGCACTAACAATTTAGACCAGAATCGGTACTCTTTATGAATACCATAAGTAAGACATAAGGTTTTTGTTTAGTTGTCAATTAAACAATGCTTTGACTTGCTCCAATAGACTTATAAGAATTCTCTTATGTGTACCTTAATACTATTATTATTTTTATATCTTACTTATGCTATTTACAAACCATTTATTCTTTCTTTTATTTTTTCTAATTGACTAATAATTTCTTGTTCTTTTGGATAATCATTTTTTAAATAATAAATTGCAGAAGATATATTTCTCCTTAAATTATGATTTTTATATGAATTGTTTTCTTTATAAGATATCCATTCTAAATTACTTACTTCATTATTTTGAGGATTACAATCTTTATGATTAACACAAGGCAAATTATTAGGATTTGGTATAAAAGCCTCTGCTACTAATCTATGAATTGAATAGTATTTTATATCACCATTTTTACACAAACTAACTTTTAAATAACCTTTTGGAAGAACACTTGGTGTTTTTATTATTTCTTTACATTTCCTATTTTTCATCATTCTAGGCAAAGATTTTACTCTACCATAATTAGATATTTGGTACAAACCTTCATACCCTTTAATATTTTTCCAAATTTCCATAACTTATACCTCCAATCTATAAGTCGAGGGGCAATTGGAGTACCCCTCTAGCATTTTATGGTGTCTAACACTTCTACCGAATAAGAGAGTCGAACGTAGATTAGCAGGGCGTACCTACAATGTTTTAAAGTCTTATAGACACCATAGAACAGGTATTGAAAAAGAAACAAGGTTTATATGAAGAAAAGGAGTCCTATGCCTATATCAAATTGAAAATAAAAAAATACCTG